AACACAATTAGAAAAAACAGATTTAGGTAGAATAGCATCAGGTAAACTGCCTAAGAAATTATATGGTAGGCATTCTCTTGAAGCATGGGGTCACAGACTAGGAGAACATAAAGGTGAATATGGTGTTAAGTTTAAAGAAGAGTCTCAGGAGGATTACCAACAGAGAGTTTGGGAGAATTATAATCCTGAGATGGCTAAATATTGTGAACAAGATGTTTTAGTAAATGTAAGATTATATAAATATCTTATGAAAAGAGTGACTCAATTAGGAGTACCTCAAAGTGCTATAGATATAGAACATAGATTTGCTGAGATTATTTCAAGACAGGAGAGACATGGTGTTTACTTTGATATGGAGTCAGCTAATAGTTTGGAGCACCATCTTAGAATAGAAGCATCTAAAGCTTTAGATAAATGTAAAGAAGTCTATAAACCAAAGTGGTTTGTAATTAAACCTCCTAAAGGCAAGGGTCATATAATAAATGTAGAAGGTGAAGAGTATGAGTGTCACTACTCTAAAGTGAACAGAAGGGAGAAAATACTTGACCCTGATACAGGTAAAGAAATAATGACAACTGGAAAACTAAAAGGAGCTGTATTTACAAAGATAGACCTTGTAGAATTTAACCCTAATTCAGGTAGACATATTATAAGGTGGTTAAAAGATGATTTTAATTGGATGCCCTCAGAATTTACAGATAAAGGTTCACCAAAAACTGATGGAGACACTTTAGGCTCATTAACTTTTGAAGGAGTTAAACCTTTACAAGATTACCAGTTACTTACAAAAAGATTATCCCAGTTAGCTGATGGTGATACTTCTCTACTTAATAAATATGATGAAGCATCTCATAGAATGTTTGGGAGATGTGATACTTTAGGAGCTGTTAGTAGAAGATGTACACATAGTTCACCTAACCTAGCTCAGATACCAGCTGGTAGACAGGATAAAGAAGGTAATTATTTATGGGGAATGGATGCTGGTAAAAAAGCTTATGGCAATGAGTTTAGACAATTATTTACTGTACCTAAAGGTTACAAGCTAGTAGGGGCTGATGCCAGTGGTTTAGAGCTTAGAACCTTAGCACACTACTTATATCTATTTGATAAAGGTGAATATGCTGAGATAGTTCTTAATGGTGATATACATACTAAGAATAAAGAAGATGCTGGTTTACCTGAGAGAGATGATGCAAAAACTTTCATATATGCATTTCTATATGGAGCTGGTGCTGAGAAATTAGGTGAGATTGTGCTTCCTAATGGTTCATCACAAGCTAAGAAAACTAAAGGTATGACACTTAAGAAAAAGTTTATGAACTCTAATCCAGCTATTAAGAAATTGACAGATGCTGTTAAAGAAAGGGCTAGTAAAAGAGGTTTTGTATATGACCTTGATGGTAAGAAACTTTTTATCAGAAGTGAACACTCAGCTTTAAACTTACTATTACAATCTTGTGGAGCTATCATTATGAAATATTGGTTAGTATTTGTAGATGAAGAGTTACAAGACTTAGGTTATGAACATACAGATGATGTATTACACACTGATAGAAAACATGATTATGAATTTGTTTTAAATGTTCATGATGAAGCACAAGTAGAATTTAAAGAGGAATTAGCAGAAGAAGGAGCTAACATTTTGAAAGATAACTTCCAAAAGGCTGGAAGAATCAAGAAAATGAATATACAGATAGATGGTGAAGCTAAAATAGGTTCATCTTGGAAAGAGACACACTAAGAGCGACACCGTGTCGCTTATTATTCAAGGAGTATTAATGAGTAAGGGAATATTAGAATTAAAGACATATATAGAAGTACTAAGACAGAAAGCTTTAACAGCTGATGATAAACATCTTAAAAATGAAACAGGTTCAGAATATCTACATGGTGAACTTAATGGTACAGTAACTACATGTAACAAAATACTAGATTTGATAGAGGAATTATGATGATACATTTAGATAACCTGAAAAAGATAAATAATATCATACAGCCTTATGGTTGTATAGTTGGGGGGGCTTTAAGAAGCTGTTTTGAAGGTACTAAACCTAGAGATATTGATATATTCTGTACAGATGGTACAAATAGTACCTATGATAAACTTAAGAGTATAATAATAGAGAAACTGAAACCTGATGAATACAGAGAAGTGTCAGATGAAAATTATATGAGTAAGATTATTGTAGGTTTAGAGGCTAAGTGCTACATAGACTTAGAGGAATATAAAGTGACTATAATAGCTCCAATACAAACAGAAGATAGAAACTTATTTGGTAATTGTTATAAACTGGCTGATGAAGTGGATTTTAATATATGTGCTATGGCTTTAGAACCTAATAATTCTATATACTTCTCACCTAAAGGTGGGAACATTTTGGAAGATATTGCTAATATGAAAGCAACATATATAAGAGATATTCACTCAGATGAAGAATTATGGAGAGCTTGTAGAAGAATATCTAAATATAAATCTTATGGTTATAGTGTAGATGATTCTAAAATAACAGGGATTTTAGACATAGAATTTTGGTAAACAGGTTTGTACAGTATTATAGAAGAAATTAAGGAGTATAATATATGAAGATAATAACAATAGCTGGTGGCAAGAGGCAAGGCAAAGATACTACAGCTACTATCATCAAAAATCTCCTTGAACAGAGTGGCTATAAAGTAGAGATTATGTATTTTGCAGATGACCTAAAAGACATAGCTTGTAACACTTTAAACATGAATAGACATGAGTTAGAAGTTTATAAAAATAGAGAATTACCTGTAACACATAAAGTTAATGCTAGACAGTTTCTACAGAGATTAGGAGATAGTATTAAAGACCTATTTGGAGAGTACTCTTTATTTAACAAGTTCAAGGATAAGATAAGAGATATAGAGCTGAAAGGTGATATAGATTTTGTAATAGTGCCTGATAGGAGATTCACTTATGAGATACTATCTGATAAAGATATAAAAATAAAGGTTCACAGATATGTAGATGGTGAAGATAATCATATCTCAGAAAAAGGTATATATGATAGTAACATGGCACATATTAACAATACAGGAAGTACAGAGGATTTAGAGGAAGTTATTACTGATTGGTTATCTGCTATAGGAGTATTTAATGAGTAATCTTAAAGATAAGAAAATACTTAAGCTAACTAAATCTTTACAGACTGCCCGTGATGAACTTAGAGTACTTAGAGGTGCACATAGGGAGCTCAATAGAGAAGAAGCTTTTCAAGAGAGATTGTTAAGAAGGATGAATGCTAAAATAAACATGCTTAAACCTACACCTCTTAAAGTTAACTGGGATGAACATGTAGCATCTGAATGGGGAAATGTTATAGGTATCTCAGATTGGCATATTGGTGAAGTTGTAGATTCTAAACAGACTAACTATAAGAACACTTTCAATTATACTAAAGCTGAGAAGAGAATAGAAGATTATATTAGTAAAAGTATTAATATGAGAACAAAATCTAGGAAGCTGGTTCTAGCTGATTTAGGTGATAATATAAGAGGTATTATACATAATGGTTTAGAAGACTCAGAAGATGGTATCATGGAGTCTTTAGTTAGATGTACTGATATGATAGCTAATGTTATAATGAAACTATTAGAACACTATGAATATATAGACTACAGATTTGTAGTAGGTAATCATAGTAGGCTTGAAGAGCATATAAAAGCTAAGAACAAATACAAAGACTACTCTTGGTTAGTAGTACAGATGCTAATTAGAATGTTTAAAAATGAAGAAAGAATCGGCTTCAATATATCTGAGACTGGATATCATTTAGTTAAAATTAATAAATCTTATGTATTTATGTTTCATGGAGATACAGTTAGATGGTATAATCCTTCTTCTGATACTTCAAGAAGTAAGTTACAAGATTTATGTTATAACCTATTTGGTAAACAAGCTACTCACTTCTTTTCAGGACATAAACACACAGCTTTAACTAATGCTAATCAATATGGAGGTTTCAATATTGTTAGTGGTACATTAGTAGGTAATAATGAATATGGTGTACAGAGTGGTTTCTCAATGATACATCCTAGCCAATGTAGTTTTAATGTAGAGATAGATGGCTCAATAAAAGATATACATCACTATATACTGAAATAATAAAGGATAATAATGAAAGCAATTATAGATTTTGATACACCTGTATTTACTGCATGTCTAGCTGGTCAAGGTGATGTATTTGAAATTACAGAAGATTTTGATGTAGATATTGATTATGACTTAATTAAAAGCTATATAGATACATCTATAAAAGATATTCTATTTGAGACAGGTTCTGATGACTTCTCTTTACATCTTACAGGAGATGGCAACTTTAGATATAGAATCTTACCCTCATATAAGTGGAGAAGAAAGAATTTAACAAGACCTGAGGCATTAAAATGGGCTAAACAATATTGTGTAGATACTTATAAAGATAAGGTTACAATGCTTGATGATGTAGAAGCTGATGATACAGCTATACAAGAGTTTACAGATGATGAAGATGTCGATAAAATTCTTTGTCATGTAGATAAAGACTTAGACCAAATAAATGGCTTACATTATGACTACAATAAACAGAAGGTATATAATGTAAGTGAGGAAGAAGCTGATATAAACTTATGGACACAAGTTTTAAAAGGAGATACAGCTGACTGTTATAAGGGATGCCCACAAGTAGGTGGAGATAAGGCTAACAAGATATTGACATCTAATTTAACAGTCAGACCTTACATTCATACTTTTAAAAGAGGTAAGAAAGCTGGAATGAGTGAGATAAGATGGGAAGAATACCATGATAGTACTATGTCACGACTTGATAGGATTAAATCTTATTACATTAAAGGTTATTACACTAAAGGAGGTCAAGGTCATGTTTTAGGTTTTAAGACTACATCAGGATTTGAAGATGATGTAAAGATAAAGATAGAGAATGTAAATGGTATGTGTTATATCTCTAAACAAGATATTAAGTTTGTAGAGAAAGAGATAGAAATCCAATACACAATAGCTCGTATGTTAAGGTATGGAGATTCTATACCAACAGAACCAATTAAATTATTTTAAGGAGATTATAAATGGCAATTAAAGATGAAAGATTAAAAGTAGTAAAAGGTAATGTATATAAAGAAGATAAAATCTATGATAAAGATGGATATGTTAAAAAAGTTGATGGTGTTATTCAATATAAACAAACAAAATTAGCATCTCTAAATACAGAGAGAACAGGCTTCTCTTATCAAGGTCAACATTATGATATTGTTAGAGGTTCAGCATCAGGACTTATTGAAGTAGCTGTAGTAGGTCAAGCTGTAGTAACAGAAACAGAAGACAAGGAGTAACATCATGGGTTTTAGTTCACCTAAACCTTCAAAGCCTAAACCTACCCCTGTACCAACTATTGACCCAGCTACAGTAGGTCAACAGGTAGAGGAGACAGAAAAGGATGATGAGCAAAAGTCTAAACAGAAGAAAAAACAAGGTAAATCATCTCTTACTGTACAGAGGCAAGGAACAGGAAAGACAGGAGTTTCAGCTGGTACTAAGAAAAAAGGGAGTGGTTTATCTGTAGGAGCTAGATAAATGGAATTCAATTATAAAAATAAAACAGTAAAAGCTTACTGGGATGATATGGACAAGATAAAGAATAGTGTAGTTACTAGGGCTGTAGAATGTGCTCAGCTTACTATTCCATCTGTTTTCCCTAAGGAAGGTTTTACTGATGAAAATACTTTAGATGATGTGTATCAATCTTTTGGAGCAAGAGCTGTACTAAATCTTTCTTCTAAGTTTATGCAAACACTTTTCCCTCCTACACATACTTTCTTCAAAATGACTCCTTCTAAGGAGTTAGAAGAACAGATACTTACAAGAGGTCAAGAAGGTTTAGACTTTCTGAATAAAGAGTTGATTAAATTGGAAACAGCTATAGTTAATGAATTAGAAAGACAGTCTTTAAGAAGACCTATACATGAAGCTATGAAACTTTTAACTGTTACAGGTAATGTATTATTATGGAAAGATGAAGAAGGTATGACTGTATTCAATCTTAGAGACTATTCTGTCAAGAGAGATGCTAGTGGTAACATATTAGATATAATTGTTAGAGAAAAGATAAGCCCTTTAATGCTACCTAAAGATATACAAGTATCTGATAGTACGGTAGATAATGTAGATGTATTTACAAGAATAGTGTTTGATGGGGAAAAGTATCAAATGTACCAAGAGGTAGAAGAACAGACTATTACAGGTTCTGAGAAAACTTTTGATAAAGATGAGCCATTACCTTTCATTGTTTTAAGATGGACTGCTAATGCTAATAGTCACTATGGTAGAGGTTTAGTAGAGCATTATATTGGAGATTTAAGAAACTATGAAGCTTTAAATATAGCTGTAGTAGATACAGCCTCAGTAATGGCTCGAACACTATTCCTTGTTAACCCTAATAGTCAATATGGTACTGATGTTAAAAGTTTAAATGAAGCTGTAACAGGTGATTATATTTCAGGTCATGCTGAGGACATTACAGTACCACAAACAAACAAGAACAGTGATATGGCAAACTTACTGCAATACATGCAAAGTCTAGAACTGAGATTGTCTCAGGCTTTCTTACTATTTACTAGAAGAGATGCAGAGAGGGTTACAGCTCAGGAAATTAGACAGGTAAGTCAAGCCCTAGAAGAAACTTTAGGAGGTGTATATACACTATTAGCTGAGGACTTACAGAAACCTCTACTTAGTCTTATGATGAAAGATTTAAATATAAAGCTAGAAAAAGAGATAGACACAGTTATTACTACAGGTCTAGATGCTTTAGGTAGAGGCTCAGATGCTAACAAGTTAATGACATTCTTAGAAATGGCTTCACTAGTACCTAATGCTTGGAATTATTTAAATCAGAAAGTTATAACAGAGAGATTAGCTTATAGTAATGGTATACCTCTTGATGGTTTATTCAAGACTGAGGAACAGTTACAACAGGAAGCTCAACAAGCACAACAGATGCAAACTGAGGAACAATTTGCTAATAGCCTTGCTCAACAAGCTGGGCAAGAGATACCAAAAACACTAGGAGGACAACAATAGAATGAATGATAATGATATTTTAGAGATGCAACAAAAGGCTGGACACTTAGTAAGTTCTGAGAATCCTGAGGATTTAGATAGTCTAAAACAATCTACAAGTATAGAAGTAGGAGATACTTCTAAGGAAGAAAGAGAAAGAGCTTTAAAACTTATGGATAATGTTGAAGAACAGCAACAAGAACAAGAAGATGGAGAAGCCTCTAAGGAAGAAACTGAACCTACACAAGAAGAGCTTATTAAGCAGTTACAGCAAGAACTCCAAGAGCTTAAAGAGAGTAAATCTAAAGAAGAAGAAGCTTTACAAGATGAATCTTTAAAACCTATAGAGGAAAAAGCTAAAGAAAAAGATGTAGATATTGAAGCTTATAAAAAAGAGTATATCCTTAGTGGTGAATTATCTGAGGAATCTCTAAAAGCTTTAGAAGATAGTGGTTTCACTAAGGAAGCTATTGATGCCTATATTACAGCTAAAACTTATCAAGAACAGAAGAAAGCAGTTAAGATAATGGAAGAAACTGTAGGTTCAGAAGACAACTATATGGAACTTATTGAATGGATTAGTAGTAATAAGTCACAAGAAGAAATAGCTGAGTATGATGAAGGTGTAAATTCTAAATATGCTAAACATATTATCAAAGCTATGTATAATGAAATGCAACAAGCTACTAAAGGTCAGGAACAAGAACCTCAACATAGGACACTTAGAGGTAGACCTTCATCTAGCAATGAGCAAGGAGGTACTGTAGGTTTTAAATCTCAGGCTGAAATGATGAGAGCTATGCAAGACCCATCATATGGTGTTGATGAGAAGTATACACAACTAGTTAGAAAGAAAGTAATGATGATGTAATTAGGTTGATTACATTAAGAGAAGTCAAGTAAGAAAACATAAGCGACACCGTGTCGTTTGTGATTGTACAGTATTATAGAGAAAAACAATTTAAGGAGAATAAATGGCAACATATGGAGTTAGCCCAGTAAATGAATTAGGTCAATCAAATACAGAGGTATTGGCACAGGAAAGAGTATATTCAGGTGAGGTTTTATCAGCATTTTATGCTACAAATATTTTAGAGAAGTTCGTAACTAAGAAGACTTTATCACATGGTCTATCTATGTCATTCCCTATTACAAATGTAGGTAAGGATGAAGATGTTAAGACTCATATAGCTGGTACAGAGATTGATATCAATAGTACAAATGCTGGTGAGAGAATTATCTCATTAAGAGATTTAGAGTATGATTCAAGATTTATTGATAATAAACAGAAAAAAGTGTTACATTGGGATATTACAAGTCCAGCTACTAAGAACTTAGGGCAATCACTAGCTCAGAAAATGGATAAACAGTTAGCTACTTTATTAAAGAAAGCTGTTAAAACAGAAGGTGTAGCTGGTCAGCCTGATGGTTCTTGGATTTATGATGCTGACATTACAGATACAGCTTTAACAGCTGAGGAAAGAGGTAATGCACATATTAATGCTATTTTTAGAGCGAATGCTACTATGGACACAAATAATGTACCTTCTGATGGTAGAGTATATATTACAGACCCTATGAAATGGTATGATATTTCACAAGGTACTAAAGTGAGAAGTAGAGACTTTACTACTAAAAATGGAGGTATTGATGTATTTAGTACAGAAGTAATCTATATTGGTAACACAATGGTTCTTAAGTCTAACAATTTAGATTTAAGTGAAGACTTCATAGGTTATATGTTTACAAAAGAAGCTGTTGGTTTAGTTACTTTTATCTCTATCATTACAGAGAGTAATTATATTCCTACTAGATTTGGTAACTTAATTACTGCTAGATATTGCTATGGAGCAGATGTTCTAAATGGTGGATGTGTAGTAGGTATTAGAGATGCTAATACAGTGTTGTCATAACAGACTTAGAGGGTAGGCTATTCAGCTTATCCTCACTTTTTATTTTAAGGAGACTATATGAAGAAGAAATTGGAAGCAGTTAATATACTACTTAATGTTATAGGTGAGCCTCCTCTTATAAATGAAGCAGATTATAAATATAGTTATGAAGCTGAACAAGCTGATAAACAGGTAGATTTAACTAAGAGAAAATTATTGTCAGAAGGTTTTAAGTTTAATAGACTGACTGTTACATTAAGTCCTGATATTAATGGCTACATATCTAAACCTCCTAATGCTTTAGTAATAGAGTTTGTAGATAGTAAGTATACATTAAATGACTCTATTGTTTTCGATAGAGAAAATTTCACTACTAAAATTGAAGAGCCGATACAGGCAACTATAATCTATGATGAAGACTTTGACTATATTCCTAATGTATTACAAGAATATATTATAGCTCAGGCTTCTATAATTTATCAAAGAGATATGATTAATGACCCTAGTACAGACTCTATGTTAGAAAGAGAACTACTAAAAGCTACAAGAGATAAGAATATATGGGTAATCAATCAGACTAAAGCTAATGGTAAAAGTAGTTTATTTAGTAGAAACACTAACCCTGTAGGAGTTTAATTATGGGATTGATTCAGAAAAGTGTATCAAATTTGTATTTAGGTGTATCACAGCAAGAACCATCTAACAGATTAGAGGGACAAGTAGAAGAGAGTGTTAATATGATACATTCTGTAGATAAAGGTGTATCAAGAAGAAACCCTACACAGTTAGTAGGTACAGTAGCTATACAAGAAGATAACACCTTTATTCATTCCTATGAGAGAGGTGATGGAGATGAAGCTTATATTATATCTATAGGTAAACAAGGAGTTCAAGTATTTGACACAGAAGGTGTTGAGAGACAAGTTAATTATGAAAATGGCACTTTAAATTACTTAGATGTGGGTAACAGTACACCTAATACTAGTTTTAAAGCTTTAACAGTAGGTGATACAACTTTTATAATAAATAATACTAAAGTGTGTACATTATCAGAGATTAGAGATGGAGTACTTAATGCACATAAGCTTCACCCATTTTACTGGGTAAAAAGGACATTTGATAATGGTTCTAATCAGGGATATAGGTATGAAGTGAAAGTAAATGGTACTAAGTATACAGCAACAGGTACAAATTCTTTAGATATCTCAGCTGATATAGCTTCTAAGCTTGGAGGCTCATGGAATCAGTATGGCTCAATAGTTATAGGAGATACAACTGTAACAAGTTTTACAGGTAGTGATTCATATGGGGGTCAAGCATCTTTAGCATGTTGGGGAAGTGTGCAAGATATTAAAGACTTACCTACTATTATGTCAGGAGCAGAACAAGGTAGAAATATTATAGTGGAAGTAACAGGAGACCCTAATAACAATTATACTAATTATTGGGAGAAGTATGAAAATGGTAACTGGATAGAAACAGTTAAGCCTAATCTTAGAAACACTATAGATAATGGTAGTATGCCTATAAAATTGATATCAGAAGCTGATGGTACATTCACTTTAAAACTTATTGAGTATGATAAGAGAAAGAAAGGCGATTTATTTTCAGCACCTGAGCCTTCATTTATAGGTAGGAAGATAAAGGATATTTTCTTCTTTAAGAATAGATTGTGTTTCATAGCTGGGGAGAATGTGATAATGAGTGAAACAGGTAGTTATTATAATTTCTTTCCTACAACTGTAACAGATGTCTTAGAAAGTGACCCTATAGATGTAGCTGTGGATTCTAATAGTGTAGCTTTATTAAATCATGCTGTACCTTTTGATGATAAAGTTATATTATCTAGTACAGACGGACAATTTAGTTTACAGAGTGACAGAGTGTTATCCCCTACTGATGTATCAATATCATCTACTACTTCATATAATTCATTAAGGAAAGTGAGTCCTATTAATATAGGAGATGTAATGTACTTCTTAAGTGAAAGTACAAAAGGTATAGCACTTAGAGAGTTTTATGTAAGAGATAATACTGATAGTGCTACAGCTATAGACCTTAGTGGACATGTTAGTTCTTATGTTCCTCAAAATATTATAAATATGCAAGGTAATACAAATCAGAATATAATATTTATTATGAGTGAGGATACACCTGATACTATATATATATACAAGTTCTATAATGATGCACAAGAGAGGATACAGACAGCATGGAGTAAATGGATTTTTAAAGGTGTAATTCATAATTTTACTATATTAAGTAATTATTTATACATACTTATAGATAGAGGACAAGGTATACAATTAGAGAGACTTGACTATTCTAATAAAAAGGCTACATCTTATTTAGATGATGGTAGCATAGTGTATGACTCATATATCAAATTGTCTACTTTGTATCTAAGAGATGGTAGTGATAGTTTAATACAGAATGCAAGAAGTCCTTTAATGTACAAAACTATTCAGTTAGAAAGTACAGATGATAGTAAATATAAAATAGATATATACAATAAGATACAAAATAAAGACAATAAAAAGATTCTACATAGACAGGTTGCTAATTATGGAGTTAAAGATAATAAGTGGACTGTAAGAGGTAAGAATGAGAATGTAGATATGGAAATACATAGTGTAGAAGGTGAACCTTTAGAGTTTCATACTTATACAATAGAAGCCAACTATAATAGTAGAGCTCAAATATTATAAGGAGAAGTAGATATGATAGCAGATAAGGTATTTAATATAATAGAAGGTGATAGTAGACTGTTTCCTTCTGATATACCTATAAAAGGAAAACTATATCTTAGAGTATTTAAAGATACACAAGGTCAAGGAGATTGGGATATAGTAGATGAATCTGAATATATTGTAGCTAATGATACAGTAGTTTTCTCAGTAGAACCAAAAGGTAAGTATTTAGTTATACAAGTTTCTACTACACCTAGTGAATTAACACAGACACCTACTGAAAATACTATGATTTTAGCTATACAAGATGAGATAGTAAGCACAGCCTTAATAGCTGGTAGCATAGTAGTAGTAGGTGATAACATATCACAGGTTGTTAGTGTAGGTGATAATATATCACAGGTTGTTAGTGTAGGTGATAATATATCACAGGTTGTTAGTGTAAGTGATAACTTGTCGTACATTCTACAAACACAGGGATGGGCTGAGGATGCTAGTCAAAGTGAACAGAAAGCTTTAGTAAGTGAACAGAATGCTTTAGTAAGTGAACAGAATGCTTTAGTAAGTGAACAAAATGCTTTAGTAAGTGAACAGAAAGCTTTAGTAAGTGAACAGAATGCTTTAGTAAGTGAA